CGGCGGGAAAGACCGCAGGAGTGGCAGGTTTGCCATGCGCTGGATAGCCATGTGGGGTTCGACTCCCCTACACTCCACGAACAAAAGTAATAACGAACTAAAAACAGAGGACAATGAAAAGAGTGATAACAGTAACCCGCTCCCAGCGGGAGTTTTTGGCAAAGGCCTTCGGTGTGACGAAGGAGATGGTGAGCTACGCATTGAACTTTCACCCGGTGAAGGGTCAGAGCGACTTGGCAAAGAAGATACGCTGCCTTGCCGTTCAGCGTGGCGGTTTTGAGTTGGTGACGGCTCCTGCGAGCGAGGTGGTGCATGACGCAGACAATATGATGCGCCAGCACTTCGAGAACGGCTGGATGTGGGAAGGCGACAAGAACACGGGCGTACTGGAGTTGAAGGACGAGAAAGGCGACGTGGTGGAACGCATCGAGCACGCCGGGTTTACAGACATCAAGACCGTGCAGGAGAAGGTGGAAGCCATGTGCTGCGCCACTATGTAAGGAGATAACCGCAAGAAGGAAAACAAAGACAAAAGGAAATGGAGTACTACAACAAGATATTGTGCGTGACGTTTGCCGAGCTGACGGGCGGCAGAGACCCCGTGATGAAGGCAAACACGCTGAAATGCAACGTGCAACGCTGCAACATAGCGTGTGCACGTCGTGGCGGCGGCGAGGGGACTCAGGCACTGTATGTGTGGAGCAGTATTCCGGAGAAGTACAGACGGCGGTTTGTGGCGACATACGGCGACCCAGAAGAAAAGATGCGAGAGGCTATGACAAAGGCAAGCATAAAGATAGATGCGAAGGCGCGTGAGTATTACGAAGCCTACACCTATATGGACAAGGACGGGCAGGAACGCCACCTGACGGAGAAGATGATAGAGGAATATACCATCAACGCCTCGGTGCTTGGCGAGCTGGAGAAGATGGCGGCAAGACGCCAGGCCATCCGCAGCAGCTTGAACGCTCCGATGTCGGGTGCGTGGGACTTGATACTTGACAGCGCGGAACGTATGCGCGAGAGCTACGGCCACACGCTCCCGGGCACATTGGCGCGACTGAAGACGCGACTGAAGGCTTGGAAGGCCGATGGCTACCAGAGCGTGGTGAGCGGCAAGCTGGGCAACTCTTCGGCACTGAAGATAACCGGTGACTTTCTGAAACTGATTGTGGCTTTGAAACGCAGCAAGGTGCCTGTGTACACGGATGCGCAGCTGTTTGAGAAGGCAAACGAGATAGCCGAGGAAAGAGGCTGGAAGCCGATAAGAAGCCTGAGCGGTATGAAGAAATGGCTTTCCAGCCCGTCGGTGGAGCCTTTATGGTATGATGCCGTATATGGCGAGCAGGCAGCCCGTCAGCGTTACGGCAGAAAGCACAAGACGGCACTTCCGACACGCAGGGACACGCTATGGTATGGTGACGGCACGAAGCTGAATCTTTACTATAGGGACGAGCAGGGCAAGGTGCGGACGACCCAGGTGTATGAAGTGATCGATGCAATGAGCGAGGTGCTTCTGGGCTACTGCATCAGCGACACAGAGGACTATGAGGCCCAATACCACGCCTACCGCATGGCAATCCAGAAGAGCGGACACAAGCCTTATGAGATTGTTTATGACAACCAGGGCGGCCACAAGAAGCTGGACTCTGACGGTTTTATCGGGAAGATTTGCCGCGTACACAGACCGACACAGCCCTACAACGGCGAGTCGAAGACGATAGAGAGCGTGTTCGGACGGTTTCAGGCTCAGGTGCTGCACAAGGACTGGCGCTTCACGGGTCAGAACGTGACGGCGAAGAAGGCGTTGAGCCGCCCGAACGTTGAGTTTATCGAAGCCAACAAGGACAGCCTGTACACTCTGGAGGAGCTGAAAGATGCCTATGCCGCAGCCCGGAAGGAATGGAACGAGGGTGTGCACCCTGCCACCGGCGAGCGCAGGATAGACATGTATGAGAAGAGCGTAAACGAGGAAACCCAGGAAGTGACGCTGCACGACATGGTGGACATGTTCTGGGTGTTCACGAAACGCATGGCGACATTCACGGACCAGGGACTGCAGGTGACGATCAAAGGCGAGAAGCGGCAGTACGAAGTGTGCTCTTCGCCCGGCGTACCCGACCACGAGTGGCGAAGGAAACACACCTACGAGCGTTTCATCGTGGCTTACGACCCTTACGACTTTGCGAGCATCAGACTCTATACAAAAGGCACAGACGGCTCGCTGCGCTTTGAGCGGACTGCAGAACCCTACATACTGATACACCGAGCTCTGCAAGACCAGCAGGGGACGGACGATGCGAAGTTTATCCGCCAGGAGCAGGAGGCCAACCTTCAGGACCGCATAGAGCGGACGGTGGCCGGCCGGACAATAGCCGCCGAGCATGGCACGGACGCGGAGCAGCAGGGTCTGCACAGTCCGAAGCTGAAGGGCACGACGGCAGCCGTGCAGCGGCAGATAGACCACCGCATGGAGCGTTACTCACAGCCTCCTGAGCAGTACCAGCTGGGAAGACACACGAAATCGCTGAGCCTTGACGACTGGCTTGACGTGATGGAGGGCGGTGATGATGGCGACACGCCGAGAATACCGCTTCCGATGGAGAAGAAGATTGCATCAAAACTGTAGAATCAACAAAAACAAACGATATGAACGAGAAACAGAAAGAACAGATACGCGAGGCTCTGCGCCTCTATGTGATGAAATATCCGAGCCAAAACAAGGCAGCAGCCAGTCTGGACGGTACGAGTGCGGGCACGGTAAGCTCGGTGCTGAGCGGCAAGTGGGAGAACATCAGCGACGACATGTGGCGAAAGATAGCCTCGCAGGTGGGAACCGCCACTCCTGGTGCCTGGCAGATGGTGGAGACCACGGCAGCAAAGGAGATGGCCTATGCGATGACTGACGCCCAGGAATGGAAGAACGTGACCTGGGTGGTGGGCGAAGCCGGATGCGGCAAGACCACGGCAGCGAAGCTTTACGAGCGTGAGCACAGCGGAGCCTACTACGTTCTGTGCTCGGAAGACATGAAGCGCAGCGACTTTATCCGCGACATTGCGAAGAAGATAGGTTTGAGGACTGACGGCATGACGATAAGAGACATGCTTGACGCGATCATCGGCGCGCTGATACAGACGGAGAACCCGGTGCTGCTGTTCGATGAAGCGGACAAGCTGACGGAAAGGGTGTTCCACTACTTCATAGACCTGTATAACAGGCTTGAGGACAAATGCGGCATCGTGTTTTTCTCGACCTCTTATATCAAGCGCAGGATGAAGATGGGACTGCGTTATGACAAGAAAGGCTATAACGAGATACACTCCAGGATAGGACGCAAGTTCTTCGAGCTGGAGCAGACAAGTCCGAACGACGTTTATGCGATCTGCGTGGCGAACGGACTGACCGACCGCAAGAAGATAGCTGAGGTGGTGAAGGACGCTGAGCAGTATGACTTCGACCTGCGGAGGGTGAAGAAAGGTGTACACAGAGTGAAGCAGATGGACGCTTGAACGGTGTTCAAATAACATTCAAACGATATGAAAAGAGCGATAAGCGTGAGCGAGCTGCTTGCGACGAGGTATGACACGTATAAGCTGAGCGATGAATGGAAGGCTGCCTTCGGCGAGCCAGAGCGGAACGGCGTATGGTTTGTCTGGGGGCGTAGCGGAAGCGGCAAGACGAGTTTTGTGCTGAAGCTTTGCAAGGAGCTATGCCGATTCGGGAGAGTGGCTTATGACAGTCTGGAGGAGGGTTCGAGTCTGACGATGAAGAATGCCTTTATTAGAGCTGGTATGCAAGATGTGGCGCGGAGGATGGTGCTTCTTGACGGTGAGAGCATGGAAGAGCTTGACAAGCGTCTTTCGAAGCGCAAGAGTCCGGACACGGTGATCATCGACTCGTTTCAGTATACGAGAATGAGCTTTGAGGACTATTTGGCTTTCAAGGCTCGGCATCCGAACAAGCTGCTTGTGATAATAAGCCAGGCAAGCGGCACGAAGCCGAAGGGTCGTACAGCGGAGAGCGTGATGTATGATGCAACGCTTAAGATATGGGTGGAGGGCTATCGTGCATTCTCGAAGGGCAGATTTTTCGGTGACAAGGGTTATTACACGATATGGGCAGAAAGAGCCGAGGAATACTGGAGTAAAGATATAAAACAATGAGTAAGGACATGAACGACTACCGGCAGGGTGACACGATATACATTCTGCTGAAGAAGAGCCAGGCGGAGAGCGTGATGGACGAATGGCTGGAGGGTAACTGGCAATGTGACCTGACGGCACACCGCAGCCAGAAGAACAAAGGGTGTGTGGTGCTGGAAACTACCGACCTGATGTTTGCGGCACGGATTATCCAGTGGCACACTTATGAGAAAGTAACATATAAACGCGAGAAACAATGAGCAGTAAGCATCGAATGATATGGCTGACGCCACCAGTTTACGGCAGCAAGGAAGAACGGATTGAGAGCCGAGGATATACTTGCGAATACTGTCATGGTCAGGGCGGTTTTTTAGGCGACCGGAGCAGCCCGAGCGACAGCGAATGGAAGATTTGCCCCGTATGTGAGGGCAGCGGCAAGATGGACGCCGAAGTGACCATCAAGTGGAAACCCAACAAACGAGATAAAGCGAAATGAAGATTTTAGACAACATCAATGCGTGGCTGAGCGCAAAGCGCAAGGCCCGTAGAGCGAGAAAGGCGGCGAAGAAGGCAGCCGAGTTAGTGAGAGAGAGCGAAGCGATAGTTCAGGCTCGCGAGTTCAGCGGTGAGGTGTATGTGTGTTTCAACAACGTGCCTATACTGCCAGCCGACGGGCTGACCTGGGACGTGCCGACGACACTTGCCGTGGCGAGGGAGGCTTGGCTGAAATGGAAAGAAAAGGAGGCTGAGCATGAACCACGTCGATAACTACGGGAAGTTCTACAAGCTGCTGAAGCTTCTGCCAGGCGCAGACAAGGAGACCCTTGTGAGGCAGTTTACCAACGAGAGAACCGAGCACTTGCGCCAGATGACCGACAAGGAGTATGAGCTTATGTGCAAGGAAATGGAGCGTGTGGCGGGCTACGACGAACGGCGTGCCGCTCTGCTGAAGGCGAAGCGCAAGGCGCGTAGTGGCGTGCTGCACCAGATGCAGCTGTGGGGTGTGAACACGGCAGACTGGAAAGCCGTGGACCGCTTCTGCGAGGACAAACGTATAGCGGGCAAGGCATTCCGCTTCCTGGACAGCGAGGAACTGGCGGCACTGAACACGAAACTGCGTGCCATGAACCGCAAGAAGAAAGAAAACGAGTAACGAACCCATAAAAAGAAAAGACAATGGAAACAAAGAACGAGACAGTGGACCCCTTGAAGGGTATGACGAAGGAACAGCGTGCCGAACTGTTAGCACGGCTGCAGACCGAGGTAAAGAACGACCGCATGGCGAAGCGCGAGAGCTACGAGGCGCTGCGTGGGCAGTTTATGCATGACGTGCTGGGCAGAGTGGAGAACTTGGAGAGTGAGGTTTCGGGCTTCAAGAAATGGCTTGACGACGAGGTGACAGCTTTCACGAAACTCATGCGCGAGTATGGCGCTGTGAAGAACGAAAGCCAGCAGAGCTACACGATCACTGACGGAGACTTCAAACTTGAGGTAAAGTTCAACAAGGTGAAGGGCTTTGACGAGCGTGCAGACCTTGCAGCCGAGAGACTTGTGGACTATCTGAAGCGCTACATGGAGGCGAGCGAGAAGGGTGT